ATTCACTTAGCGCGGGGATGCAGCCTTGCTGCAGTCATTGGTTATGACTAAAGCAAGGGTAACCCTGCATCTTCGCCTAAGTGACTCGGCATTTTGCCGGGCTATGGGTAGCCAACCCCCAATGAAGGGAGTTGGCTATTCACTTAGCGCGGGGATGCAGCCTTGCTGCAGTCATTGGTTATGACTAAAGCAAGGGTAACCCTGCATCTTCGCCTAAGTGACTCGGCATTTTGCCGGGCTACTAGGTAGTTCCTAGTGGAGTATCTCCTCATGGCTATTCAAGCTCAGAACAATAATTTTGGCTCTTTTATTCTGAAACAGGCGTATGTTAAATACACGCGTCACTATACGATCAAGACTGGTCGTATACAGAATGGCCAAACCACTTATAATGTGGAAACACATATTTGTGGTCGTTCTGGCAAGTCTAGCAACCCTATCACTACGGTGAGAGGTGTTCCTAACTATCGTAATCCTTCCTCCTACGGGAGGTTTGCATGGGATTGCGAAGTTAGCGAGGGAGAATATTCTTATACTCGCAATGGTATTGAGACAACGATCAAGGGTATACCTGGATCGTTCCCAATGAACCACGCCTGGACTCCTAAAGAGTTCGGCGGCGACCTCGGTTCTCGAACCGTAAACTTTGGAAATTTTGAAGTTTCCTCAGCGGTCGCTCGCTCACAGATCGAATGCTTGAATCGCCTTGGCGATAAGAAGACCGATCTAGGAGTTGCGATACTTGAAGCACGCAAATCGTACGATCTGATTGCATCGACAGCAGGCCGCCTCGCCCAATTTCTCCTCGCTATGAAGCGAGGTAAATGGAAAGAGGCTGGCAAGCACCTTGGGCTTAACCAGCGCAAGGGTCTGAGTCGTAAAACGTTGGAATTCAACTACGGTTGGACACCAATGATGCTCGATATTTATGGTTCTTATGAGTTGTTATTACAGCAACTCGATAAGATCATGATGCTTGAGGCTCGTCGTACTATCAAAACGTCAAAGCAATTTGACGACTTGTACTTCGATTACGAAGGTACAATTCAACAGCAACTTCGTACCACATGTGGTCTAGTTGCCAAGTTGGATGATACGTACAAGCGTGTAGGCAATCAAGCTGGGTTGTATGACCCCCTATCCATTGGATGGGAGTTGGTGCCATGGTCTTTTGCCATTGACTGGGTTCTCCCGGTCGGTGACTTTTTAGAGGCTATGCACGCAACAGCTGGCCTTGACTTTGTGTCAGGGTGGCAGAGTACTGTTGTGGAGACGCGATCTCAATTAGAGACGCCTATCCCCGATGATGCCAGTGGTACTGGTACTCAGTACTCCGTCAAGGGATTCACGTTTAACCGTGAAAGTTTTACGGGTTTCCCAAGACCGTTGCCGTTTTACATCAAATCGCCTTTCAAAACTAGGAATGCGATTAATGCAATTGCTCTTATTCGGCAATTAAGCCGATAAGAGTTGCGGAATGTGCAAATAACTGTGCATTACCGTTGGCCGTTTTGGCCGTCTACCTAGTACAGGTAGTTTACCATGAAAGGTAAAAATAATGCCTCAATTGGCTCCGCTGGTCCTCAAGGATCGGCAAGCGACCCCTGTGTCGCACACCTTTGTCCCCGAAGATATTTCCTCGGGGGTTGGTGCACTGGTCGAGTCGACTGGAGTACCCATCGGTGACCGTCGTGTGACGATTGCTATGAAGCGTACTCCTGATCGCCGGAAGCCTGAGTTTCGACTCAGCGTCCCGGTTGTTCAGGATCAGACCATCAATGGCATTACGCAGCCCACTGTTGTGCGGACTGCGTACGTCGACATCAAGTTCAACTTTGATGCGACGTCGTCGGAACAGGAACGTAAGGACGTCGTTGGTATGGCGGAAGAGGCCCTCAAAGCCGCAACCACCCTCTGCAACGATGTATTTGTGAAACTCCAGGGTGTCTACTAAGGTAGATACTGGAGGCAAGAACGAAGCGACCGTAGTTGGCCTTGTGCTAGCTCTTGGGCTGTTTCTTCTTGCATTCCTGTTCGCATCACTTCTGGTGTTTATCACGAATGATATGCACCGTGTCACTGAAGGAGTACCTCATGACGAAAAGACGTTCGAAAGCGTTTCACAACGCGAACACACGTCTACCCGAATCAGTAACGAACCTGCTAATCGAGGGTATACGGTCCCTACCGAAGGGTGATCCAAAAACGGATTACCTCCAGGAGACCTTCCTCGAGAAGTTCGTATCGAAAGATACGGCCCCTTCAAACGTTCGACGGCAAAGAGCTATTAACAAATGGCTCGCTACCGAAAGGACGAATGAAGCCACTAATGATCGGTTATTAATCACACATCCGGAATACAATATTTTACCGGGTGTGCAATTCGATCGTTTTGTGGAAAAGGCGGTAAGTATAACTGAACGAGTTCTCGGGCCGGTGCCTGATTTCGATTCCATCATAGGATCGTTCTCAGGTGGTGCAACGACAAGTCGTAAACGTACTCATAGTCATCCGGCTATGAAGTACCTCGGGCAAGCGGACATTACCAAAGAGTGCCTTCCTTTGTTCAACGAAGTATTCGAAGAACTTCCTGGTTGGTCTCAGTTCAAGGACGATCTACAATTGCGGATCGTGCCTGGCAATGTCTTGTTTACCGTACTCAAGAACGCCGATATTGATCGTGTGGCCTGTAAAGAGCCAGACCTCAACATGTTCGTTCAAAAGGGTCTCGGTAGCGCTATTCGTAGTGCACTACGCCGAGAAGGGATCAATCTTAATGATCAGTCCCGAAACCAGAATCTTGCCCGCAAGGGCTCGATCGATGGTTCCCTAGCCACACTGGACCTGAGTTCTGCTAGTGATAGCATCTCATACGGACTGGTGGAGCTTCTGCTTCCGCCTATCTGGTTCTCGTGGCTCGACATGAGTCGCTCTCGATACACTTGTATCGATGGTGACTTACATCGGAACGAAATGTTCTCGTCGATGGGTAATGGTTTCACGTTTGAACTTGAGAGCTTGCTCTTTTATGTTCTTGCGCGAACCACTGCCTACTTCGAGGGCGTTTCGGGTATCATAAGTGTTTACGGGGACGATATTATTTGTCCCTCACACTTATCACAACCTCTCATTTGGGTCCTAAACTACTTTGGCTTTTCCATTAACGAGGAAAAGTCATTTTGGGAAGGCCCTTTTCGGGAGAGTTGCGGAGGCCACTTCATCAATGGCTTCGATATAACTCCTTTCTACTTGAGGAAACCAATTGATAGGCTAACTGACCTAATCCATGTGCTTAACGCACTTCGGAAATGGTCTGAAACCTCCTTGGGCATAAACGATCCTTTTGTTTATGACCTATGGAGGTGGCTTATTAATTTGGTGCCCAAAAGTCTTTGGGGTGGCCGTGAGTATAGTTCCATCACCCAAGTTGTGTCTCCGCATAACGCGAGGATGCAACTTCAGCCTCAGAAATCTGAGGTTGACCATGGGGTTGGCGGCTACATTCACTGGTTGAATTCAACCTGGCGTCGAGATAGTCTAGGAGACTGTATTGTGACTTCAATGTCGCATACGGAATCTAAACATTATCGTAAGCGTCCGGTTGGATCCCGTACGGAGAACAAGTTGAATCATTATTTCCTTGAGGAATTAATTGATTCTCCGAGTTCGGTGTAATAACTTTTATTTACGCCATAAGAAATCTCCTTTAGCTTAAACACTTTAGGGGTGGGTGGAGACCGACCTGATGATTGGTCTCCTTTAGAAAAGAA